TACTCTACTACATCTACAAGCCATTAAACAGTCTGGGGTCATTTAGACCCACAGCCTGTTTGCTGTCGCTCAGTCTGTACTGTTAGTGGAGCCTGTTGACAGACTACTATCTCGGCGCTCCCTTATAAACAATAGTCCGCGCCCCAGTTAAAAACAAAATCCTAACTGGCTAGCCTGTTCACCATACTGACGGGCCGTAAATGGCATGGCAGTAAAGCCCATGAAAAGACTGGGCTTGACAGCCATGCAGTGTAGGAGGTGTAGTTAGAAATACTAACTACAGAAAGGAAGTTATGAGAAACTGTTCAGAGTGCAGGTTCGATATAGACGCTATCTCCGCAATCGACTGCAATGAGCATAAGTGGCACAACGAAACGATAGACGATATGTGTTGTCTATGTGGGTTAGACGCTGAAATGCTGGTGAAGTAATGTCTGAGTCTCTAGGTATCTCAGTCACCAACGCTTGCTATCACTGCTACATACTAAACGAAGTCTGTATGGAGTGTGAGGACACTCGCACAGCCCGTGATAGCAATATTGCCCATGCTATCGTGGACGAAGGCAATCTTCAGTACCGCAAGCAACTATCCTACAATCTGCCCGAAAGTTCAGGGCACGATTGGGTATCTCCAACCACATTGGGTACATGGTATGACCCAGAGGCTGAACGGGAGGAGTTCCTTGAACCTATCACCGTCATCACTGACAGGCTATTCGACTTATCGTTCGACATGCCTGCCAATAGTGTCATCTGCCAAGACTGCCACTATACCTACAACAAGCACACTCAGTGCCCAAACTGCAACTAACCTGCACCATCTAGGGCAGCCCCGTCACGAGTGACGGGTGCTTAGCCCAATCAACCAACTACTAGAAAAGGAAATAACATGTCAAACACATTCACATTCAGCGGTTCAATTGTCAAGGCAGTGAAAGATTACAATAATGTTATCAAAGCAACTGTAGTAGACCGCCGCTTAGAATATACACCCAACGGCGATATGGCTAGCAAGTTCACCGCAAGCCGTCAAATCACCATCACAGACCCTGCAATCCAAGCATGGGTTCGTGAAAATCTAATCAACTCCAGCGAGACTGAATTCGCTGTAAACATTGAAGGGTATATGACTTCAACATTCTCTGAAAAGAATGATAAGTGGTATGAAAACCAGGTAGTAACCAAGTTATCTCTTGTCTAATCTATCCGCAGGTGGTGGGGGCTTCGGCTCTCACCACCTGCTTTTTTAGTGCGCGGGTATTCGTATAAGTTCAGACAACTGAAAGTAGGTCGCTATGTCAGATACAGAAAACAATACAGTTTATTGTGGGGACTGCTTAGTTCCTATTAGCCAATGCTCACACAGAAGGAGATAGAAATGTTACTAGATTCATTGACCCTGTTAGCCATCATGATTGCTTTAACTACATCTGTAGTAGTCATCACCCTGGCTATCAGACAGAACGCAGCACTAACCAAAGAGAACATTAGATTGCGTAGAGAAATACGCAAAACCCGCAGCATAGATTATTATATGCCAACCAATAACTTCTACTATGACCCAGACGTAGCAAAGGAAGACCTATGGCAAACAAAGAATTCATAACCAAAGCACACTATCCAGTGCAAAGTAAATACAAAGTAGATGAATGCCATGCATGTGGCATGGACATTCTTGTAGATAGAGATAAGACAGCGCCCCGAAACTACTGCAGCCCATGTGCATGGGCAAAGTTAGGAGAAACAAACTATGTCATACACAGTTCATGAAATAGCGGACTTAAACGAGTCCATTGATAAGGCTATTCTATCAATCAAAGCAGCCAACGCTATCCTCGAAGAAATGATGGCGACTGGACAAATCTATGTGGAAGGAGGAGAAGAATGACACTAACAGCCAAAGAAATATCAGCAATCAAAACTGCAGCATCTGATTATGCAAAGCGATTCTTAGGTCGTAAGTACCATGAAGAATACACAGAACTATACCAAGCCTACTGCCGTAATCGTGGAGTAGAAACTAGAAGTACATTTGCATTAGTAGATGAACGACTGTTGGTTAAGGAGTAACTAATGGACTTCGTTATTGTATGCAATCACTGCTGGAAGCGTACAAAATATGACGCACTAAGTGATGTAACAGGATTACCTTGTGATAAGTGTGGAGAAATACTATGAGCGCACCATACATACCACCCCAGTGTGCTGACTGCGACCAGTATGCAGATGAGTTCTGCAACAACAGTGGTCTATGTACTACATGCTGCAGCAAATGCTACGAAGGAGATGAATGTGAGTAAATGTATAACTTGCGAGCAGCCAAAAGATAACTTCAGCCAAAACTGGGATTACCAACAGTGCCAATCTTGCTCAATAAGTAACTTGAATCCTCACTATTTAGATGTAATGACAACACTTAGAATAGTAAGGTTGGTTGCTGGGTACACACTTGCAGATGTAGAACGTGTAAGCAATGGTGAGTTTACTGTTGCAGCACTAGGTAGTTATGAACGTAACCACAGACCTATAACAGTTAAAAGATTATTAAAATTGTGTCAGATATACGGCATATCAGTTGATGCAATTATCAGACATAGTATGTATGGAGACCAAATGCATGTAATGCAAAGGAGGAAAGATGGGCTACGAACCACCGCTTGAAGATGACATAGCACTAGACAAAGACATAGAAGATGACAGTGATGTATACACAGAACCAGATAGGATGTGGGGAGATGAATGATGATGCAAGATGTAGCCAATGCGGCACACTATGCGATGTCTGCAACACAGAAGATGACGATGAATGACATATCAATCCTCCCTCTCACACCATTACAGTCCTGGGTCTTCATCATTACAGTTTTCTATATCCTCTACAGATGGGTTGTTAGATGAATAAACTATTCGCAATATTTACGGCATGGTATGTAGCATTCTTATCGCTACTACCATGGCAGATAGCACCAATACCAACACATACAGAACTAAAACCTACAGAGATGAGCGAGTTCCATTGGACTCCACGCGCTCTGAAGTTATATGCAAAACAGTTCATGAAGATGGCCTATCCCGAGTGGAATATGTCTGAGCATCGTGCACTCATGAAACTATGGGGAAAGGAATCAGCCTGGAATCCAGCAGCAGATAACCCAAACAGTTCTGCATTTGGTATTCCACAACTGTTAAACCTTGACCCAGAAACGCCAGCCCCGCTTCAGATTGAGCGGGGGCTGGCCTATATCCAGCACCGTTATGACAAACCATCAGTCGCTTGGTCACATTGGCGAAGCAATGGCTGGTACTAAGGAGAAACAAATGACAGTCGGAACACCAGGATTAAAAGAAGCAAAAGAGTTAGCCAAACAGATATACAGTGGAGATGATAATTTATCTATCCATTATTTACTTGGTTATCTGTGGGCAACATGCACCAAAGAGCAACAACAAGATGTGTTGGAATCCCTCCAACGCTATACAAAAGAAAAGGAAAGCAAATGACAGTAACAACAGAAGAAATCCAAATCTACCACGACATGCTTTTAGGTGAAAGTGGTAAAGAAGAACAACTACAAGCACAGCGCAAGCGTTTAACTGACGCTATTTATACACAGGTTGATTCAGATACAGCACCAGATGATAACCATATTGCAGAGATAACAGCAGCAATGAATAAAGATATTCAACTGCGTGACTTTATGTTAGGTCTACCATCTGAACGTCCAATTGAGGTAGTCAATACTTACCTCGCATCTTTTATGGATGTAGTTCCAGGTGAGTTTATTGCACCAGTTGCTAGTGTGTTGGCTGCTAACTTGTATTCAATTGAAGATACATCAGCCAAAGATGTACTATCACAGGCACTAGAGAACAACCCAAGTTATTCACTAGCCCTGTTACTTAATCGTGTATTCAATTCAGGCTGGCCTGCAGGTGCGTTCGTTGCTATGACATACGAACTACACCCAAAGGTTAAAGAAGGTATGGGTATCTAATCATGGGATTGGATATGTATCTCTATGCCCGCAAGGGCATCTCATCTATTGAGTGGGAACCAGAAACATACAATAAGAAAATGAACGCTGACTTCACAATCTTAACCTCTCTTGTGGGAGCAACAGATTGGGTATACAACCCAGAAGACTTAGCCTTTGCATCTGTATCTATTCAAGTTGGATATTGGCGCAAGGTTAACGCTGTCCACAACTGGTTCATTCAAGAATTAGCAGACGGCGTTGACGAATGCCAACCAATCTATGTACCACGCAGTTCTTTAGTTGACCTAAAGAATGCATGTGAAATAGTATTGGCAGACCATACTCAAGCAAGCAGATTGCTACCACCAGGTGGTGGCTTCTTCTTTGGAAGCACAGAGTATGACGAATGGTATTTTCATGGTCTTGAAAAGACTGTGAGAATGGTAAGTAAACTCATTGAAGATGTACCCGAAGGATGGTCCTTCGAGTATCAGGCTTCATGGTAAAGAAAGGGACACATGACTACAGCAGATGTAGTGAAGAACCGCTCAGCCTGGCTTAAGGCTGGTGTAGCAGTAGAAGCAACAAGCGCAGCACAAGTAGCACAAGAAGCAGGACTTAACTGGACAGTTAGCCTGTCAGACATGCATACCTCCGACTTCTTGCATGTACCAAAAAAGCAAGCAGTCGTAAAAACACATCAAGGAAAAGAGTCAGTCATTGGTGTAGTGGGCAGCAAGTACAAAGTCTTTCAGAACTCTGAAGTCTTTGGCTCACTAGATGGATTGATTGATTCAGGCGAGGCTCGCTATGCAGCAGCAGGTGAGTACGATGACGGAGCAAAAGTATGGATGCTCATGTCATTACCAAAAGAAATGGAAATCCAAGGCGACCCACATGCTGCCTTCTTACTAGCCAAGACTAGTCATGACGGTTCATCATCGGTAGTAGTACGCCCTATCATTGAGCGATTGTTTTGTGCCAACCAAATCAATCGTATCTTTAGAGCCAAGAACAAAGCACATACCTATACGCTGCGTCATACTTCAAACGCAGTGCTATCAGTATCTGACATGCGAAACTTACTTGACCTAACCTACTCAAGCATTGATATGTATAGCGACCTGGCTAACCATCTCATCCAGCGTGAGACAGATATCTCTAGAGCAACCGCATACTTTAAGAAAGTATGGGCATTACCTACCAAGATTGAGCAATCACCTATGCACCTACTCAGCAAAGGTGAAAAGAATGCTAAGTCCCGTGCCCTCAATGCACGGCAGAAAGCATTTGCTATCTACTCGGATAGCCCAACGCAAGAAAACATTCGCAATACAGAGTTTGGTTTATGGCAAGCAGTTGTAGAATATGCCGACCACTACTCTCAGAAAGATGCTAGTATTTCTATCCTTGCAGGACGAAATGATGGCATTAAACTACGAGCACTAGAACTACTCTCAATCTAAGGAGAATGATGTATATAAATCCAATTACAGTTGATGGCACAGTCTACAACTTCACAGAAACTTCACTCAGAGAACTAATCAAGAGTGAAACAAACCTAAAAAGAAAGCATGAAGCAGTATCTACTGAAGCACAAGAAGCATATAGAAAACTTGTTAGCACACGCTCCAAGGTATATGATTTCTTTTCAGAAGCATTTGATGATGGTTCAGATGAGGTAACAGTTACACGTGATGACGTGAATCAGTTACTAGAATCAATCGGTTCAGATGTACTTACTACAACTTGGTCAGCAACTGTAGAGATTACAGTTACTGTTACTGGAATCAAGGCTACCTCCCCTGAGGAAGTTGAAGATTACATTACGGACAATATCGAAGTCAGCGGCTACGACTTAGAGTTGCACGACCCAGATGTACGAGTACAAGATATCGAACGAGAGTAACCAACATCCATAGTCGCTATCTAATGCATAGGTGTTTTTTCATTTCTACTATGTGTTAGACTTGGGGATGGGTGGTCCCGCCATCCGCGGACACGGGACACTAATAACAAGGAGAGTAATGCCAACAGAAATTGAAAGAGATAGATACGGACGACCACTAGTTGTCCCACCTACAGGTGGCAAACCAGTTGCTTATACTCGTGCAACAACTATTGCCAACAGTTTAGATGATGCTTCTGCATTAACAGCATGGAAGATGCGTATGGCAGCAATAGGATTAACAAGCAGACCAGACCTATTGTTAGCCATTGGTGTAGCAGGAGATAACAATAAGTTAGTTAATGCTTACATTGAAGAAGCAATGGAAGTAGCAGGCGCTAGTAAAGCAGCCACTATCGGCACAGCAATCCACGCACTAACAGAAAAACTAGACTTAGGTTTAGAGTTAGGTATATTCCCAGAGCAGTGGATGCCAGACATCAAAGCCTATGAAGCAGCAACAAGTATTCTTACTAAGATTTACATTGAACAATTCACAGTGCTAGACAAGTATAAAATTGCAGGCACACCAGATAGAGTTGTTGAATATAAAGGCGAAAGATTTATTGCAGACTTAAAGACGGGGCGTATTGACCACCCAAATAACATTGCTATGCAGTTAGCAATCTATGCTAACGGGTCCCCGTATATGTCGGATACGGGAACCCGCGGTACGTGGGGCGATATCAATAAAGAGAAAGCAATTATTGTTCATGCCCCAGCAGGGACAGGAACATGCAAACTAGTATGGATTGACATCAAAGAAGGATGGAAAGGTGTACAGTTTGCAATGAAAGTAAGAAAGTGGCGAGACCAAAAAGGTTTAGCCACTCCATTCGAGCAAGGAGAAGATAGTGCCTAGCACAGAAGCACCAATCAGTATCACAGTAAAAACAGCAGCAGGTAGTTTGGTTACAGTACGAGCAGAAAGTGGCGAGGAACTAGACCAAATTGTTGCACTATCAGTACATGCAATCGCATCAGCAGCACAGGAACTAGAGTCAGCAGTGCGTGGTGCATCAGCACCAGCAGTGTCAGCACAGTCAGTAGCAGCAGCACTAGGTGGCAATATCATTGACACACTAGGGGGAACATCAGTTCCTGCCCAAGAATATGCAAACCCAGCACCAGCACCAATAGCAAGTATTGGTGGTCGTGCATGCGCACATGGAAAGATGACAGCAATTCAAGGTATGGGTAAAGACGGTAAGCCATACAAAGGTTACTTTTGTCCAGCACCGAAGGGTGCTTTCGATAAGTGTAAGAACCAATACGTTGTTGTTCAGTCACCAGAGTGGAACACATTCGTTCCAGAACAGATTAAGTGAAAACACTTAGACGCTCTATAAACAAAGCAGAAGTGGGTGGCGAACCATTGCCACCCGCTTTTGCGGCGTTTGAAAGAGCAGGAATTATTCTGCGTAGAGCAGAAGTAACTGTTGTTGCAGGCACTCCAGGTGCAGGTAAGTCATCAGTTGCATTGGCTATCGCTGCTAAAACAAAACATCCTACACTTTACTTTTCAGCAGATACCAATGCACACACAATGGCTATGCGTTTGATTGCCATGACAGGCAAGATGACACAAGCAGCAGCAGAACAGTTGCTTAAAAACAATCCATCAAAATCACATGAGATACTACAACTGAACAATCATTTGTTCTGGTCGTTTGAATCTAGCCCTACACTCAAAGACTTAGATGATGAAGTCTCAGCCTTTGAAACAGTATGGGGTAAGAGTCCAACCCTTATTGTTGTAGACAATCTTATGGATGTAGCAATGGATGGGTACGATGAGTTCGGTGCAATGCGTGCCGTTATGAAAGAACTTAAGTATCTAGCCAGAGATACAAACGCAGCAGTATTAGTACTGCACCACACTAAAGAAGGATTTGATGGCTATCCTTGTCAGCCACGCAGTGCAGTGCAAGGAATGGTCAATCAGATTCCAGCAATGGTCCTTACAATTGGTCAGATGAAACAAGGAGATGACACATACTTATGTGTGGCTCCAGTTAAGAACAGATATGGACGAGCAGACCAAACAGGTAGTAACTATGTTAGTCTTTCATTCGACCCAGAATCTATGTACTTAGAAGATGTAGCAATCAGATACCAACAAGAGGGAATAGTGTGAGTAGTGCAGCCAAGCGTAAAGGTACACAAGGCGGAGAAATCCCAGCAGTTAATTGGTTAAGAGATAATGGTTTTCCATATGCAGAACGCAGACTAGCAGGCAGTCATCTAGACAGAGGCGACATAGCAGGAGTCAATGGAGTAACTATAGAAGTAAAGAACCATATTAAATTAGACCTTAGCACTTGGCTAAAAGAATTAGAAATAGAAATGATTAACG